ACTTCGTGGTGGTGCTAACTTCCTTGTATGTTCACCACAAGTCGCAACAATCCTTGAGTCAATCCCTGGATATGCTGTAGACGGTGAAGGTATGAAGTTTGCGATGGGTGTTCAGAAGGTTGGTACACTTAACGGTCGTATCACAGTTTACAAGAACCCATATATGCTTGAAAACCAAATCCTCGTCGGTTTCCGTGGAACACAGTTCCTTGAAACAGGTGCGGTATATGCTCCTTACATCCCACTCGTGATGACACCGTTGGTCTATGATCCAACAAACTTCACACCACGTAAGGGTGTAATGACTCGCTACGCTAAGAAGATTGTCCGTCCTGAATTCTATGGTCTCATCCAAGTAGAAGCTCTCGGTGACATCTAATCTATCTCTGAGATAGAAGTAAATTGAAAAGGGAGTGAGAAATCACTCCCTTTTTCTTTTGTTAGACTATATTTATATGAAATGTAACTATATTAGATATATACGAGGATTTACCAATGGCAAAATCAAAGAACTTTAAATCACACGATATTAGATCTGAAAAATCTAGTGTGATAAAGCTAAAATCAATTATGAATGAAGTAAAGGCATCACAATTGAGATCAGTTAACAAAATTGGAAAAAATGCTTCAATAAATGAAAATGCACTAAAAGCTATCCTTTCTTCCGGATTCCTCAATAAAAGACAATCAGAAGCACTTTCACTTTATTTTGAACATCATGGTATAACATCAATTAATGAATCAGTTGTTCGTCGTATAGATAAAGACATTATAAATCTAAATGAAGGAATTTTCGATATTGCAAAAAAAGTTGTTGATAAGGCAAAAGAAGTTGGTGGAAAAGTAGTCGGTACGGTAACAAATTTTGGTAAGCAATATATCGACGCATTTAAAGTAGGTTGGAATGCTGTAAAGAAAATATGGGGTAATTTTAAAGATTTAGTTCTTGAATTGGTTGGAAAAATTAAAAACAGTATAAAGAAGATATATGAAGCCGCTATGGCGAAGATAAATCAAATAGCTTCTAAACTTTCGTCTAAACTTAGTGGAACTTTTTTAGGAACGTTTATTGAAGAACACCCACATGAGCCAACTGATTTGGCGAAAGAGTTTGGACAACTAACAAAAGTAGTAAATCACCTCGCATCAGCACAGAAATCTATTGTTGATGGTGAACTATATGAAAAAACAATGGTTGATGGATCATTTACACCAGAAGATGCTTCCGGTATAAAGGATGAAAAAGAAATAGAAGGTGATTTTGCAGAACTTGCAACAGAATCTTATATGAGAGTTTTTTCGAATAGGAATTACTTAAAACAATTACATGAAATAACTTTGAATCCTTTAAATGAGGGTGGACATATAGAAGATCATTTCAAAGATAACAAAGTTGTTTACTTTATCATAAAGTGGGGTATGTATGCTTTCAAAGCAGTTTTTAGTCCATTCTCACTCATAGCATCTAAAATTGGTAGTTTTATGGTAGGGAAGGGGTTATTGAAAGGCACTTCGTGGGTTTCTAACAAATATAAAAATGGACCAGGTGTTTATGAATTTGCTATTCTAACACTTCTTATTGGTGAAGTTTTGGAAATCATAGAAGAAGTCAGTTCATTTGTTAGTGCAGACCATCTTGGTGTAATTGCATCCCTTGTGAAACCATTTCTTGGCGTACTCGGCCCACTCCTTGATATAGGAATGGCAGCACTCCACGTGTGTCACATTATTATTGTTGCATGGGCAATTGCAACCGTTATAAATAACTTACTTCCGTTATTCCAAAAAGCTCATAAAGAAAAGGGTAAAGAAATGGAAGCTGGTGGCGAAGAAGGTGGAACTGAACCAGAAGTTCAAACAGCTGGTTACAAACCTAAAGGTTCATTCAAATTGAAAGAGGGTAAGCTGGTATTCATCCAGTAATATAACAAAAATATAATTCTGAAAAGGGTGGACATTCGTTCACCCTTTTTAGTTTTGAAAGACTATTTATAACATATGGACATATTCACAGATTACATAGACCTTGTAAAACTCGGAATATCGAGTCTCGTCACACTCTTGGGTGTGTTTTTGTCTTGGTTCCTCAAGTACAAGTATGGTGAATATAAACACAAGAAAGTTACCCGTGAAATTTCCCAATCAAAATTAGTGCAAACAATCCTTGAACAACAACTACACGAGTATGGGTGTCAGCGTGCGTTTATTCTTCAACGTCATAATGGTGGTAAATTCAAAACAGGTCGTTCTATGAACAAACTCTCAACTACTTTTGAAGCACTTGAAGAGGGGGTGAGTACGGAGTTCAAAGAATATCAAAATCTACCAACAACACTTTATTCTGGCTTAGTTGATTCAGTTCAAACTGAACGTGGTATATTTCCATCAATAGAAGACATAGATGATATACTAACAAGAGCCTTCTTTACACAACGTGGAACGAAGTCTGCTGTTGTATATCCAATTGTACGTGGTATAGAACTAATGGGTATGGTTGGATTTGAATGGACACACAAATCTAAAAATATGGAAAGTTCCTTTGTGGAACTGAAACAAGATGGTAAAGTTATAGGAGAAACCCTTTCTAAATTATTGTAGGAGTTTTTATGATAAATGAAAATGCAGAAGAATACATTCTCGAAGAAGAAGTTGCCGGTATTGAAGTTTCAGGTATAAAGAAGGGGAGGAAACAAATAAAAAACAAGATACATTTTAACTTATCGTTGAATGCAGAGCAAAAAGAAGTAAAGGCCAATATACTGAGAGACACCATCTCTGTTCTAACAGGAAAAGCTGGCTCTGGCAAAACACTTCTTGCAACACAAATTGCTCTTGAACATCTATTCTATCGTGAAGTTGAAAGAATTATCATCACACGACCAACAGTTTCTAATGAAGATATTGGATTCTTACCGGGTGATATAAAGGAAAAGATGAATCCGTGGGTTGCACCAATTCATGCAAATATGTATATGTTATACGGTAAGCCAAAGATTGAAAAACTCATAAATGAAAACATAATTGAAATTGCACCAATTTCATTCCTTCGTGGTAGAACATTCGTAAATGCTTGTGTTATTGTTGACGAGGCTCAAAACGTAACAAAGTCACAGATGGAGATGATTCTTTCCCGTCTCGGTACAAATTCCAAAATGTTAATCTGTGGTGACGTAACCCAAACAGACTTAAAGAACAAGAAAGACAGTGGTTTCCCATATTTATTTAATATGGTTAACTCCGTTCCTGGTCTTGGTGTGTATGAACTAAAAACAAACCATCGCCATCCAATAGTTGACAATATATTGAACTATTTTGAAGAACAGAAATAAGAGAAATAAATGGTAGAAATTCCCATCTGGCCTGGCAGTTCAAGTTTTACAACCGGCAGTACACCATTCGGATTTTTTGACACAGAAGTAACATTTCAAGCTGATGCCGATAATGTTGCTGATTGGTGTGCTAAAAGACTTGGTTATCCACTTGTAGATATAGAATTACAAGCTGGAAACTTTTATGCTTGTTTTGAAGAAGCCATATCGGAATATTCAAACCATGTAAATCAATACAACATACAACAAAATATGTTGAGTATTATGGGAACGCCCGTTGATAATAATCTGACACATCAGAATATTTCAACAAACATGGGTGGTCTAATTCAATTAGCAACCGAATACGGCTCAGAAACATTTACAAATGGAAATGTAAACTTTTATTCTGCTTCAATAGATGTACAATATGACCGTCAAAATTATGATCTAAATGAACTGATACGTGATGTACATAAGCCAACTGGATCTATTGAAATAAAGAAGGTTCATCACTATGCACCACCGGCATCTATTCGTTTCTATGACCCATACTTGGGTAATCAGGCGATGTTAGATACATTCGGATTCGGTGCCTACTCAACAGGCGTTTCGTTCATGTTGATGCCTATGTATGCGGACTTACTTCGTATTCAGGCAATTGAGTTCAATGATTTGATGAGAAAGTCATCATATTCATTCGAACTTGTGAATAACCAACTTCGAATATTCCCAAGACCAGTCAGAGACTTTAAACTTTGGATAGAATACATAGTAAAAGAAGAACGTTCTAATCCATTGAAATACCAACCAATTTCTGGTTCAGGTGTAACAGGATTTGTATCTGATATGTCAAACGCTCCATATCAGAGAATGCAATATGGTAAGATAAATTCAGTTGGTCGTCAATGGATTTATCGTTACACACTTGCTCTTGTAAAGGAAAACTTGGGATATATTCGTGGTAAGTATGGAAGTATTCCGATTCCAAATGGGGAAACAACTTTAAATGCAGCTGATTTATTATCGGCAGCAGGAACTGAAAAACAGGCTTTAGTTGAGGAATTGAGAACAATGTTAGATACAATGACTCGTTCAAAACTTCTTGAAGCTAAACGTGCAGAAACAGAGCACTTGAATGTTGCTTTGAATGCAACTCCTTTGAAAATTTACATAGGATAAATCCATGCCACTATTTCATGGACAACGAGATGCTTCTTTAGTTCACAAATTCAATACCGAATTGATTGTGGATATTATAGATACTGAAGTCGCTTTGTACAAACTTTCATTGAATCAGACAAAAACTAATATATATGACGAGTCTGATAAGAAGATTTACAATAGACCAATAAAAATATCGTCTATAATCAATCGTCAACCACAGACATTTGAAGGAACAGAGTTTGGACAAGACTACACACAGGCGTGTGATTTTGGATTTATTCGTGAAACTCTAAAAGAAATACAAACATATGTTGAAGTTGGTGATGTTATAGAATACAACGGGGAGTATTGGGAAATAGATGCCATCCAAGAAAATCAATACTTTGGTGGTAAGAATCCTGATTATTCATTCGCAACAGAACGTTGGGGTCACAATGTTTCCATCATTGCAAATACACACCTAACACGACGTTCAAGAATTCACGTCGAAGATATACGTTCAGCCCCAAGAATCAGAGAAGATAACAATTTACCGGATAACATCTAATGGCAAAAAATTCATCACCTTACCGTAAACCACCGATTACAAAAACAATTGATTCTTTCATAGATGATAAAAATCTAGTTGAAAGACCAAGAATTGATTTAGGTAGATCGAGAAATACACAAATTCGTAGAGATAAAGACAAAACAAAAAGTATCGGTATCACACTATATGATATAGATTTTGCTGTTAAATCTTTTATAGAACAAACAATGCAACTGAGTGTTGAGGATAATGGTGAAACGGTTTTGGTTCCAATATTGTATGCTAATGCAGAAAAGTGGGCATCTATACAAAGAAACGGGTATCTAAAAGATAAAAAAGGAAAAACGCTCGTACCACTTATTACATTCAGACGTTCTGGTGTAAATATGAAAAGCGAAATGAGACGTAATAAGGTTGCAACAACAAATCAATTGGGATATGTTATAAAGCCAAAATATTCTGCAAACTCACCATACGATCGTTGGTCTAGTTTATATGGAAGCAACGGAAAAACTCCACAGGAATATTACATAACTCCCATACCTGATTATGTAGATGTTACATATGATTTCATAGCTTGGACGGAGTATCAAAATCAATTGAACTTTTTAGTTGAACAATTTGTATATTTCACAGGACAATCATTTGGTGAAAAAAATTCTCTAAAATTTGCAACAAACGTTGATTCATTCACTATGGAAGATAATAACACAACTGGTCAAGACCGAATTATACGTTCATCTTTCCAAATAACAGTTCATGGATATTTACTACCAAAGATTGCCGGAAATCAAGTAACAACAAAACGTGTGGTATCAATGAATAAAGTTACATTCGGACAGGAAGCGTATAGAGATATTGAAACGCCATTCAAAAAGAATAGCGATATTTACGATTCAGGTCAATTCCGTAGTTTGAACACTGACTCTAGAGAAAGACTAGAAGATTTACAACGAAGACTAAATGATTTTGGAGAAAATGGTCTCAATAACTCTCCAGAAGTATATCCTACGGAATTTGATTGATATTTATTAGCACAACTATATTAGTTTTATTTTAACATAAGAGGTTTTTATGGAAGA